GCTCGTCAAAGTCCTCAGACTGTGGGTCCTTCAGCTTCTCCAGCCGACTTTTCATGTCCTTCTCGATCTTGCTGGCATCGGCAAACTTTTTCTCTGCTCCGTGCCCCTTCTCCGCCCTTTTGACTAGTTCGTCGTAGTCAACTTCATATTCTTGGCCTGCTGCCTTGTACTTGTGTTTCTGCTTCTTCCACTCAGGGATCTCAGCAGGGACGCCATCGACAGGGTTGCCTTCTGTGCCTGTGCTGCCTGTGTCTGCCGTTGCCGCTGGAGCTGCCTGTACGTCTGCCATAGTGTGCGCCTTTCAAAGGTTTAAAATAGAATCATTAGGGTCACTGACACAGCTGCCGTTGGTGCTGCCGTGAAGGTCGCTTGAACCTCTAGCTTGCCGTCTTGTGCCATCTGCCAGCCGAATGATAGGGGTGCATTGGCGAGCGGAATAATCTTGGTAATCCAAACGTGTTTGGGAGTCTTCTTCGGGTCTGTGAGCTGAATTTTCTGCGTGATTCCATTCTTCAAGTCCAGTGTCCGTATCTCCGAGTCGAGGTTGTCCTCCACTGTCAGTCGGCCCTTCACTCCTGCCACTATCTGATTGGTGAAGTCGGCGAGGTAGTTCACGAAGTCTGCGAGGTCGCCAGCTCCTAACCGTGTAAAAATTTGGATTGCAAGTCCACTGTCGAACACCCTTGTCAGGTTGAATTTCGGCACGTTCTTTCCTTACTATGACCGGAGCGGAAGCCTCGGCGCGAAGTCGTCGCGCTTCCCTCTCTTCCATTATTTGTTGGTTTCTATCATCCACGCCCTATCCTCTTCACTAGTCCCCTTAAGAGCAAAATACAACGCGCGTCTCTCGTTGTTCAGGTTTGTCATTCTGATCTCTGGGGCTCTAAAGAAGAGATGCCATACCATCAAGAAAAACTTTGCCATTCTTAGCTCCTAAAACGTCCGAACGCCTTGAGTGGAATTCCACCTTGTTGTCCAGACTGTGTATCAATATGATCACGCTTAATGCCGGATGATACATCGACTCCCATAAAATCGTCCATAGCAGAATATGGATTCTCGTGGGTCTGCATTCTGATGCCGTACATCATGGCCGCGATGCCGTCCATGTGACCAAGAGCTATATTCCGATCGAAGTCCGTTTTGTTTTTGTTGAGAATAGCCGATTCAGCTGAGACGATAAGGAACACGCAGCGAGGGTGGATCAAAGCCTTTTTGCGAGCGAAGCGCACGTTCAGCGTGTTCAGGGATGCTCGCCAGTCCAGCTTTTCAGGCAGCTGTGCTGCGTATCCGTGGTCTTGTAATAGGTCCACTGTCACGAGCTGTGGAGGGGCATCGACGTATCGTGCGAAAATTCTATGTGTGCCCTCCATTCGCCTGCATTCTGCTACAATGGCACTAGTCGCTGTGTTCGGTTCAAAAACACGTTCGTCCCAGATCAAGTCAAGATCGGAAAGGTAGTCGTAACAATGAAGCATCGCGCAGGTTTTGTCTCTGACCCCCCCCCAGTCTATGGTCACGGACATGAATTTATCCAAAGGCAATTCAAATTTCGCGACGTTATGGCGAACGTCAAAGTCTGGCAGACAGACAACAGTTTTGTCCCTTACGATTTCGCACAAAAATTCGCGCTTATAGTCTGTGGAGTTTATGCCCCCGCTCAGCTCCGCGCACTTGTCTTTCTGCTCCTGGTCCAATGCGATGTTATCGTCTATCGTGAATCGCGCAATTGCACCTTTAAGCTCTGCATTAGGTATCGTGATAGTAATGAATGGGTGGTTAGGGTATTTCGGCAAAGTTGTCAAATATACTATCTTACCGTCTCGGCTATGCGTAAGCGCGGGGCCAAGGTCCGAACGTACCGAAGTGATGAAATTGTCTTCAGCAACGTCCACTATCTCTTCGACCAAGATTTTGTGGACTGTTTTCCCCCGCTGACTCGATGAGTTTTCATTCATGCCGCCTATCACTATTTCCGTGTAGTCGGACGCCTTGCTATTCAGGTCGTGGTAGACGTGGTAGCGATTGTTCGATTTCATCCGCTTGATAAGGCCAAGGGGCGCTGTGCGCGTCAGCATCCGCATCTTGGGTGCGATGATATCAATTGTCTGCTTCGTGTCAGGTCCCATGATTAGGATGCAACAGTCTCGGTGTTTGATTGCCTCTGAGAGAGCATAGATCACGCCGACCACTGACTTGCCAAACTGCCGAGCGCACAGGACGACGAATTCCACCACATTCTTAGGGAGGTTCTGCAGCTGATCCCAGATAGGTATTTGCTGTGGCCACAACAGGAATTCAAGATCGCCACGCATCCAGAGTGCCGAGATCATGTCATCGTGATGTATGAAAATGTCATTCGACGGCAGCAGAATTTCGGCCACTCTTCACCATTTCTAGTAAAATTGACGAAGGGACACCCTTCAAAACTTTCTGAACAGAGGGAGCCTCGTCGTCGGCCTGGTCAAGCTCAAATGTTTTTGGTCTGCCAAGAACGTAGTTCATGAGAAATTGCGCTCTCATAAAGCAGCCTTCCTGAATCGCCTTCTGCACAATACTTGCGACGACTAGTTGCGCCATAGTCGAACCTGTATCTGCGCTTATCTTTTTGATTTCCTCGCGCGTCATGAGCAGCGTTGTGTTTATAGCGTCAATGACCTCTAGCTTACATACAGACTGCAGTTCCTTTAATTCATACGGCATTTTCCTTCTACCAGCGGGATTGCCAGAAGTGCCTTTTTGAAAATAGCCCAATTCCGTCCTCGCCGACACTGTCATTCCTGCTTACTCCTGTATAAAATTAACTTTTGACGTACTTTGATAATGACTTAATATGCAAAAACAAACTAGACATAATCAAGACAAAAAAATGGGGATTTATGAAAATAGAAATGATGGCTATCAAACTTCTCAAGCCTTACGAGAAAAATCCGCGATTGAATGCTAATGCAATTCCGCAGGTCATGAAGTCTCTCACGGAGTTTGGCTGGCGTCAGCCCATAGTGGTCGACAAGGACCTGGTCGTCATCGTAGGGCATACCCGCCTAGCAGCTGCCAAGCAAATGAAGCTGAAAGTAATCCCTGTCCACGTTGCCGATCTCACTGAGGCACAAGTAAAGGCCTACAGGATCACAGACAATCGTTCGCACGATCGCAGCGAATGGGACATGCCGCTGCTTAGCGGGGAGCTGGATGCTATTTTTGACATGGACGTGAAGTTTGATTTGGAGTTTATGGATTTTTCGCTCGAGGATTTGACAGAAAAAGAAAAAGAAAAAAAGGAAGCGACTGGTTCAAAAGAACTAGACGAAGCAGACTTCAGCGATTTTGCGCACCAATGCCCGAAATGCGGCTTTGAATTCGATGCAAAGGGATGAGGATGACAGCACCACTCAAAACAGGGCATTGGCGTCTTACTGATCTCGCAGACGTTCCCAAAAACGGTCTAAAAGTATTCAGCTGTTTCCATTGCGGCGGCGGCTCGACGATGGGATACAAACTTGCAGGCTATGACGTTTTAGGCGGGGTTGAAATAGATCCGGAAATGATGGCTTTGTATCGCAAAAACCATAGTCCGCTACATTCCTATCTTATGGGAGTCGAGGATTTCAACAAAATCCCTGACAGCGAATTGCCATCGGATCTTTTTGAATTGGATATTTTAGATGGTTCTCCCCCGTGCTCTAGTTTCAGTATGTCGGGATCGCGTGAAAAGAAATGGAGCACGAAAACTAAATTCCGCGAAGGCCAAGCAGTGCAAGTTCTTGACGATCTTTTCTATCATTTCATCGATACGGCCAGGAAGCTAAAGCCGAAAGTAGTAGTAGCTGAAAACGTCAAAGGCTTGATCCTTGGCAATGCTAGAGGATACGTAAAACAGATTTTTGCTGAGTTTAAAAAAGCTGGATACGACTGTCAGCTGTTTTTGCTGAATGCTAGCAGGATGGGTGTTCCGCAGCGGAGAGAGAGAACGGTTTTCATAGCAAGAAGGTCTGACTTCAATTTTCAAAAATTAAGGCTAACATTCCAAGAAGACGAGATTTCTGTGTTTCAAGCCTTCAAAGATATAAAAACCAAAGGACCTGATAGAAGTAAATCTATAAATTTAAAATACTACAATCAATGCGAGCCAGGCGAAGCGTTTTCAAAATACCATCCAAAAAACAGTCTTTTTAACAATTCTAAACTCCCTAAAAATAAACCAGCCAATACAGTTACGTCACAATTCCATACGTTGTTTCATTTTGAAAGCATGAGAATGTTATCACGCGAAGAGTTTTTGGCATTGCAGACTTTTCCACGAGACTATGCCGTCGCAAACTATAAGATGGCAGGATATATTTGCGGCATGAGCGTTCCACCATTTATGATGCAACGCATTGCGGATCAAATAGAAAGGCAGATTTTAAGCGTGAAAGGTCATCCTTGACCCGGATCAAATTACTTGGAATATAAGCCAGTTTCAATTGACTTTACTTCGCCATTTTTCCACAATTTCCAGATCCTGTCCGATACTTGTTTCGATGTTAATTTTGTGCCATCGGCTATTTCTGCAATCGATTTTGTTCCCTTTGTTTGAGCCATGTAGTCACGTATTTTTTGGGTATTGGAAACTTTTTTCGCTGCAGCTTTTTTCTGGACTACTTTTGCAGCTTTTTCGACTTTTTCCGCAATTTGTGCAACAGCTGCAGGCTTGCTTTCCAAGCTGTCGAAAATGGCTAGTAGCTGATCCCTACTTGGCCCGCGAACGTGGATAGTACCATTAGAGACTTCGAATCCTGATTCTGTTTTCTTGATCATGATAGCGTTCATCGTGAGGTCCTTTCGTCGCGGCTAGGCTTGATTGCCTGCCTTATAAACTACTTATCGGACATTTCACGAAAAACTTTAGCTTTTTCTTTATGTAATGATATTAGATAGTTACAAGGAAATTGTGAATCAGCGATATAAGGAAGCAGATACTGCTCCTGACTATACAGTCGAGATCGAGTCAGTACCAAATCTGTAAGAAGATCATTTTATAAGCCGCAAAACAGCTTTTCGTTTGGCAGAGGATTTGATCCGCTCGTCTTCCATGAAGTTCAAATCTTTGCCAAACCCAATGCCGGTGACGAGCTTGTATTTATCGGAAAACCTCGATACGGGAATCTCCAGGAGTTCCAAGATAGGCTCGTTGAACGTGCAGGTGACTCTTTCTGGATTCTCTATGAAAACAACCACTTCCATGTTGCCGAATTGGGCAAGGATCGAATCGCAAAACTCCAAGACATCCTTGACTCTCATGTGGGTTGCCCTCGCTCTAAATTCGGGTTTAGCGTTCTCTATCTATTCCAGTCGGCAGAGCTACACAATCAATCTACAAGGTCACAAGGCACTTGCGCCTTGTGACCTGTTATGGTTTTTTTTACCAAAGAGTGATTCTCCAACCCGCAACTCGAATAGGCTCTATGTCTGCAACATAGACGTCAATACCCTCGCGTTGAGCTATGAGTTCCACAGTTGTGCGAGGAACTGACCCTCGTTTCCCAGATAGACCCGAGAGAGTGATGGTCCTCTGGTCAACGCAAGTCACTACGTTAAAGCCATATTTTTCGAATATGGCCACGACTGCTTCGTAACACTGCTTTCGATGCTTCACGGTCTATCCCCTTCCTCTAGGATTAAGAACAGATAGATGGCCACGGCGAGCAGGACAAAAATCAATACTTGTACAATCATAACCGGAACCTCCTTCCTAGAATCAAAGTATTGTTTGCTTAGTTATAACTGTTGAATCGACCGCGGAAAAACTCAAGCGGCTGACCTCGAAAGGGGTCGCCAACGTCTTCACTTCCTTCACAGCCGATCCAGCGACAGAGGTCGTTGGGATGGGTTTAGGTTTTGGAAACCACTGCCCGTACCTCCTCTGCATACGTAGAACGCTGTTTACGTAACGATAGTTGTTAAACTGACCCTTCGAAGACTTGTATGGGTGACCTTGGTTATAAGCCGAAATCATATTGGCATCGGACTCATAACGGCGTTTCAAATAGGCCAAGTATTTGACGCCATATTTTAGGTTTAGTGCTGCATTAAAAAGCTTCTGGCACACACCCGTAAAACCTAGGTATCTAGCTGTTGAGCACTTCATCTGCATAAGACCGTAGCTAGTGCGCTGTCCTTCTATCTCTGTTTCTAGCGGGATACCGTGCCTCTCTGCAAAAATCGCAGGCTTATAAAGGTATGGGTACCCGTGCGAGAATTCCCGTGCATCGACATGCCCGCCTGATTCTTGGGTAATAACTGCTGCTATCAAAGCCGCGTCCAGCCTATGCTTTACCGATTCAGAGACAATCCTCTCGTAGAGAGCCTCCATTCTGGGCGGCAGGTTAGCAGCAAATAAGCGCGCTGGAAAAAATATCGCGGTCATCATAAATAAACGCATTAGAAACCCCTGTGTTGAAGACATACGCCTCCCCTCCAGCGAGGAGCGTTCTCGCCTATCGCCAAACTCTTGGCTGTTGGTCTGTCTGAAGTATGTGGAAGGTTACGGTAACGTAACCCGTAGATATAAAAGCTGAGGCAGCTTTGGGGCTGCGTCTGAACTTACCGTGCTACAAGCACTGATCTATATGTATTATACCAGAACGCCATTATTGCTGCCTACATATTTTATTAAGCGGTACTAAAATATTGCCAGCACCCTTGACTAGCAGGGACACTGGCAGCAATCTGTAGGTGCATTCGTATACGCCATGATGGTGCTGTCTGTGGAGTGGCCGCCCATTATGGCGGTGTCTTTTGGCCGGACTCTAGCAGTATAGGAAGGTGCTGTCGGTCCCGAAAATTATAATATAGCTGAAGCTGCCGTGATACTGGCTAAGGCCGATCCGACATTAGTTCCTCCCGATGCTGAGCACCCGCCATTGGTATGAACCCCGATGAGAGCACCAGAGTCGTTTAAAATCCCAGAGCCGGAGCTTCCGCCAAGAGTATCAAGATTTGAATAGTAAATTTTTCCGCCTTTACTACTCGCCAATTTCCCGAAGGCTATCACTTTTGGCTTTGCCTCTGGATGCTGGATTATAGCCAGCTTTGTGCTCGCGCGACCGAATGGGGTCGGCGCTACACCAGGATTCTGGTCGAGGCGGATCAAAGCGTAGTCGGGATTGCTACTGCTTTCCACCGCAACGCCGCGCACCGTTATTACAGGACCATCTGGATTAGCTTCATAGTTAAATTCGACTTTCGCTGCAGCACCTTTTGCGAGGCAGTGGCCTGCAGTTATAAATAGATTCGGCTGATTGCCGTGCTTGCCGATAAACGTCCCACTGCAGCCGCGATTCAGCCTGCCAACGGCTTCTTCCCTTGTTTGTACCCAGGTTAGCGGCCCCCTGTACTTGTTCACTGGAGTGAAGTCTGTGGTCGTACCGCAGATAGAGAGCGGTTCACTGTTCTGAGGCTGAGATCCGCAGGCGGCCAAACCACAGAGTAGGGCGGCAGAGACTCCGCAGAGGGTCAAACACTCGACCCACCTTTTTTTCGTGACGACAGTCGAGGCACAACCTGTCATTATTAGCACAGCTATAATCGCATACATAGTCTCTCCAGGGAGGTTTCAGTTATGATAGCAGGTCCAGACGCCTATGTCATTATTAAACACTATGAGTCGCTGCGCCTTGCGAGCTATTTGGACCCGAAAGGAATTGCGACCATTGGCTGGGGGCACACTGGGGGGGACGTAGAACACCCGATGACTGTGAATCGAGAGAAAGCGATGCGTCTGCTTGCCGAGGACGTTCATTTCGTGGAGCACCAGCTGAAGCGAATTCTGATTCGAGAGCCGATCCTGCAGAACCAATTTGATGCAATCGTGTCGTGGGCTTTCAATATTGGTTGCGAACGCGCCAGCAAGTCTACCCTAGTGCGCCTGTTTAACTTAGGCGACGACAAGGAAGCTGCAAACGAGTTCCTGCGATGGAATTCCTGCAAGATTCACGGTCAGACAGTGAGGTTTAAGGGTCTGACCAATAGAAGAAACACAGAAAGGCAGTTGTTTGCTAGTGGTCTGCTAGTTGTTTGACACCGAATTCACTGTCCCGAATACGCTGCCACCTTTGCAGGTGCTCTTGCCTGGCCTGCGCTTTTTTCTGTGTCTTACACTCCTTGGCGTACCGTTTCCAATTTATACGCTTGTCTGGCTCGTTAATGACCATGAATCTAATTTCCACGTTTAAACCTCTCCAGCTCGCTCTCAGCGACCGCCAAAACTTTTAGAGGCATTCCCTTCCTTACATCTGCCAGCGCGTGCTTGCTGATCATTTGAGAGGCCACACGCCCCGCCTTGATTTCGATGCGCAGCTGCCGCTCGTCGATGCCGAATTTTCTCGAAGCTTGGATTACTGTGTACATTTTGACTCTCTCTGACAGGAATGAATATCGTTCGACCAGGGAGCAAAGCTGTTGCCAGCAGCAGGCTCGTTACCATGTGACCAGCATAGTGTTCATGTTCAGCCATTTCACAGTGAACCCATTTTCGCCGAGCACAGGCATAAGTAGCTGCACTTCTAGCTCGCTCATGTTCGGTACGCGCAGCTCCGAATAGCCCAAGTTTGCCTGGCTGACTATCTGAGCAAATATCGCATCCAGATTGACAGGTCGCTTGTTCTCCAGGTCCACTATCCTTTTGTCGTTGTAGTCCTTCACGAGCTTCTTTGCCTCTTTGGCCTTGGTCATTTCTCATTCCTTTGGTTAGGCAAAAACCACGTTTCCCATTTCAAATAATCTGATAGATGCCGTTATATCAGCAATTTCTGCAAAAAACGATCTGTCCACTTTGTCTTTTGGAACCACAAAACGATAGCCGTTTTTTTCTAGGCGTAGCCATTTCCGAGCGGAATTTTCTTCATGAATGATCGTGCATTTTTGACTTGCTATAGCGCCGAGCACGCTTCGATAAGAGTACGCCATTTTTACAATTCCTCTCTGTTTCTAAATTCGCCCCATAGATACTCGAACATGTCCGACCTTACTTTGAGTAGCCCGTGGTAGCCACGAGAGCTGGTAGCCCAATTTCTGAGAAGCTCAGCGGCCTTTATATCGTGAGATCTAATAAATGCTTCAGCCGCAGTATTTGCCACATCCCAGTCATATGAGCCATTTCTGCGCTTTGAGTAGAGGAATTCCATGGACTGCGCATAAAGCACGGATTGCTTAATCGGAGAAGGAACCCCCTTACCCAGTGATGATGTGGATTTCTTTTTTGGCTCACTCGTCGGAGTAATAGCAGTACGAATTAAATCCACATCATCATTGTGGCAGGGATTTTCTGTTTTGGTTTCGGATTGGGGCTTTGGAATTTCGGGAGAAGAAGAAGGGGAGTAAAGGGGGTTCAAATTTACCCTACCCCCTAGGTTCAAATTTACCCTACCCCCCTCATTTGGGCTATCGCCTATCATTCCCATGGATCGCTTATAGTTTGCAGCTTTCAAGCTGATATCGCGCTGAACGTACCGTTCATCAAGGAATTGAGCATAGTCGTCGAACAACTTTTCAGTCAGGCCGTACTCGCTAGTCTCATTGCACTCGTATACGTCGATGTGATTTATCTTTTTGATGTAACCTGATTCTAGTAGGGATTGGATTGCTGTGTTCAGTGTCTTTATTGACACGCAGATAAATTGTGCCAGCGCCTTTCTGGATATTCGGATCGTTTCCGAGAAGCTCTCATTGAAGTTCATCTCTGAACCGAGAAACTGCAAAATGAGTTTTTGGCAGGGGGGGATATTTAGATACCAGATCGCATTCAGCGAACGCCCACCGTTCGTCAGTGACATGGCGATGTGTAAAGGGATTGCCGTTGCTGATTTTGCTTGCTGTGTGCCTGCAGGATTGCTAGTAGTTTGCATATACAAGAGTCCTTTCGTTGGGCACAAAAGTTAGTCGCTTTATGTGCCCTTAATTTTTTTCTGCTAGTCGATTAGTTCTGTAATTATGCCTCCTTAAATATTCCCGCGCAACCATATTCAATCAAACAATCGAACAGCTTTAGTGCTGCTTGATTGCTTTGGCGTGCTTAATCTGTAGACCAGGTGGTCGATGAGTCATTCCACCATAACTGTTTCACTTCCCTCCATGATTATTCGATACGCCTCATCGCTTATCCGATTCTCTAACCAATCTTTGGTAAAATGTTTAGGCACTAGATCAATTTCAGTACCTGAAGGCATATGTTGGAGGTAGCCAGGCAGGTCATCTCGCTTGATAGTTCTCATAAAATTCTCCAATAAGTCATTTCGATGCAATAACGGAAGCAGTTTCGTTGCTGTTTGATTGCTTATGCCCATGCGCAGCCTGCCAATACTCCATGCTGATTTTGCGAATGAAGTACTCGCGCTCCGATCCCTCCCTAAAGCGTGCCTTGAGCCTGCCTCTGCGAATCTCGTGGAGCACCAGCGCAGGCGTGATGCCGAGAAAAGCTGCCGTCTGATCCACAGTCCAGCTGTCTGAGCGAGAATCTGTGTGGTAGCTCATTCGTTCTTCCCCGCATTGACGAAGCGTGTCAGCTGCTCGATTGCGACCGTCATGATTTGGATGACGATCTGTAGGGCATCGTCTCCGTTCAGTCCCATCTCATCGACGAACAGTTTCATGAGCATCGTTTTTAGCATGGCAGCTAGTTTCGCTATGCCGAATTCGCCTTTCACATCGACCTTGTTGTTTATGAGCGAGTCGAGGAATTCCTGCGCGATGACGTTCTTCGGCACGTCCTTTAGGCTGATGCCTGCAGCGCCTGCGAGAAAAAATGACAGGGCATAGGCGACAGTCTTAGCGTCAATTTGATGGTAGATGTGTTTGACCTTGTTATCTTCCATTGTTGATTCCCTGCATTAAAATACTCATGCGTTCAATTAACATAACGATCTGCGATTGGTTCTCGGAGCCTTGCAGCATGAGTCCGTTGTGAGCTTCGTTTATGCGCTTCATAGCCTCGCGCAAAACTGTCACTTCGATCTCAAGATCGTTGGCCACACGCATCCGATCTTTTCTGTCGATCCACAGCGCAGACACTGAGCCTGCGATGGACATGCCGAGCACTAGGGCGATTAGGGCGTTTTCCATTAGGTCGATTCCTTCATCATGCAAGATTGACAATATGTGTTGAGATCCAGCCTGTGCCGAGCAAAAGCGAGAATTCTGCCGCAGACTGTGCAGTCCATAGGGTAAAACGCGAGGGTATTCACATTTCTTTTTGCTGTGTAATAAACGTCTATAGCGTGCAATGCAGCTAGAGAATTTTCACTGCAAGGACTTGCTTCGTTCAAGTCTTCAGCTCTCGCCATTGCTTCTCTTAGTTCTTCAAGATTTGCCATTACATACCTATTCCAAAAAACATGGACGTTGCCGAGAGGATTCGATCTCTCTCCGCTTTAGAAAAAGGCTTCATGATATTCAGGATCTCAGACAGCGCCTCGTGACTATCCACGATTTCAGGGCGCTTGAGCGGAATGACGTTTCCAGGATATACATCCATCTCTGCAGGCCCTACAGGCAGCGAGACGCCTTCCTGCCCTGCGTCGATGCTCAAGCAGATCGGCATTTTGTTTGCGTGCCGAAACACCTCGCGCAATCGCTCCACATATTCCGTTTGGCCTGACAGTCTTAGGCGACTAGCTACATTGTATAGAGTCGCTGCAGACACGTTCGCATGATTCAGCAATCCTCCGATCGTGATCTTTTCATTGTCTTGACGCATAACTTTTAGTCCAGCTTCCAAGTCGTTAATCAAGTCTAGCTGCGTAGGAGTAGGAGGCATATATATCCTTTAAATGACCTGCATTACGATGCGTAATGCAGGCGATAAGATGACGAAGTATGTTCAAACACGCTGAGAGAGACTTTATATAACGAGGAAGCATTTTAAGCTATATTTTTTTTCTGTCGCAGTATATAAACGTGCTTCAAACATGAGGTTTTACAGCTATGTCTAAAGACTATTTCGCTCGGCGCGCCCTATCGAATTCAGGCATCAAACGTATTCTGCAATCGCCTGCTCATTTTAAGTATTATACTGATAATAAAGGCGCAGATACAGCTGCCATGAGGCAAGGCAGAGCGTTTCACCTACTCATTTTGCAGCCTAAATTAGCTCATTTAATAGCTGTATTCGACGCGACAAAAACGCTCGCAAGCAAGGCTGGCACTGCCTTTCTGGAAGCTAATCCAGACAAGATAGTCCTTACTAGTGACGAGCTTCATGAAGTATTGCTATGGACCTCTGCGCTGCTCAATAACAAGAAAATAACGCGCCTTATTGACTCATGCAGCGTGGAGCATGAAGTCTATAATCAGATCGAGTCATCCTTTGGACTCATTGACTGCAAAGCTATGCTGGACGCGCACAACGACCAAGTAATCCTCGACCTCAAGACAACAGATAAGTCAGCACAAGACTTCGTTTGGGAGGCGCGAAAGTACAGTCTGGACGTTCAAGCAGCTTGGTATAAAGCAATGCTTCTAAAACAAGATCAAAGGCATCGCGATTTCTATTTTGTCGTCGTCGAAAAGAATCGGCCTTTCGGCGTTCTAATCTACAAAGCGAGCGAGGAATTTATAGCGAAAGGTTGGGAAAAATGCGAAAAAGCTATTGAGATTTACGGACAAGCAATCGTCACGGACCTATGGCCTGCCTACGATTCAGATACTATCCTTACACTCTGAAAGGTGACTAAAATGAGCGAGATTATTAAAAGCAGTGGACGCAGTCCAGCTGTCAAAGCCAATGCAAAAACAGCCTATCTGCAAGAGATGGCAGAGGCTATCAAACTGCACGGAGAGATTTTTTCTCTCTCTGATCATGAGATAAAGCACCTGCGCAAAGCATTTTTCTACTCAGAGATAGAGAATGGACTAGTGCCCGATGCCTTCAAAGGCGACTACCGATCCATCTTCGTTATGTCGCAGCTGTGCGAGACGATGAAATGTGATCTCATCGAAGTCCTGCAGGGAGGCTACTTTGTGCACGGACGTTGGGGATGGTACGCAGAATTCCAGATCAAACGAGTCCTAGCTCTCGGCATCTATACAGTCATCGACTACGAACAGGCAGGCGATATCAAGGCAGGCACATATCAAGTCAGGGCTGTCGGCACGCGACCTGACGGCACGAAGGCAATCGGCACATCGGTTTCGATAGCAATGGCGCAAGCTGAAAAATGGACAAAAAACAGCAAGTACCAAACTATGCCTGTGCTCATGCTTAAAAAGCGTGCCGCGAGCTTCCTCATTCGCGAGACAGCCCCTCACATATTCGGAGGCGGAACTATTACTGCAGAAGAGCTTGCGGACGTAGAATCGAAAGGAGTCATCACGCAAGCCCCTAGCGAGTCGATGGACTCGCTGCTATCCATGCTCTCAGAGTCAGGCGTCATGCCTCCTGATGTTTCTGTTGACGCTGTGCCTGTTTCTGAGGATGATTCGGTGAATACTACCACCGAAGAGAAAAAGAATGGCCGTGAACGAGATAGTGATAGGTATTGATCCTGGTCTGAAAGGCGCGCTTGTCGTAGTCGATACGACAAGCGGTCAGCTGCTAGTCGCAGTGCCTATGCCCCCTTCTATCATTGACCTCTATAAGTTTTTCCATTCAACCAAAGCAGTGTACCCTTCTGCGATTATAGCCTGTGAAAAGGCTCAAACTATTCCAGGCAGGCAGTCCGTGAAAGGGGCGTTCACGCAAGGCAGAAATTTCGGTGTGCTGCAGGGCGTCATAACTATGCTCCATATGCCCGTACACTATATTCCACCCCTCACTTGGCAAGCAGAGATGCACAAGGGGGCCGATGGACCAGGGCCTAAAGAACGCAGTTTATGTGTTGCAAAAAATCTGTGGCCGTGCGAAAAATTCACGTTCACTGAAAAGCAAATTAAGCCCCAAGACGGTATCGTCGATGCACTATTAATCGCTGAGTATTTAAGGAGACGAGTAAAATGAGCAATCCCTTTGACGAACTAAATAACAAGCTCAAGGACCAGGAGACAAAACTCACTAAGCGAGAATT